GCTCACGGTGGCGAGGCGGGGCGCTCCGGCGAGGACGCGGGGGGCCTGGGGCTCCGGCGCGGACGCCTGTGTGGGCTTGGGGGCCTGGGCGTCTTCGGCGGTCGCGGGGGTGGGGTCGGTCATGGGGGTTCCTTCCTGGGTGGGTGCTTCGGCGTTGACGTTGGTGACTCGCGCGTCGGCGAACGCGGGGATCGCGACTAGGCTCACTTCCTGGACGCGGGCTTTGGTGACGTGGTAGGCGTCCTCGCCGTTGATGTAGGTCGCGCCCCCGGGCTCGGGGTACGCGCCGATGCTGAGGCCGTCGCGGAGTCCGGCTGCGGCCTGGGCGAGGGCGGCGTCACCGGCGGGGAACTCGGGGATGTAGAAGCTCATGATGAGCTGGTTCCCGTCCGTCTTCGCTTCGGTCGCGTACCCGATTGCCTGGTGGTGGTCGTGGTCGAGGCAGAGCTTCACGCGGCCGAGGTCGTCGGGGAGGATGAGGCTGTCCTCCTCGAAGAGGACGCGGCCCGTCGATGCGTCGGCTGCGACGCCGTACAGGGTCGCGACGCCGGTGATGGTCCGCTCGCTGGTGTCGGCGGTGACGCGGGCGGGGGCGGCGGCTTGGATGGTGGTCACTGGTCGGTCTCGCTTTCTTCGAGGGGGGTTCCGTGCTCGCGGGCTTTGAGGTCGTCGAGCGTGTACACGCCTGTTTCGAGCGCTGTTTTGTAGGAGGCCATGCGGTCCCCGAAGCTGTCGGCGAGGAGGGGGTCGGTGTCGAACCTGCACCACTGGCCACGGGGGAGCACGTCGTCCATGGACAGGCGGGAGGTGATGGCCTCCATGTAGGGGGCGAGCGTGTAGTCGATGAGCTCGCGGGCGCGGCTGGGGACGTTGGTGTAGTTCATCGACGTGCCGTCGGTGGGGGCGTCCACCGCCCACGCCGGGAGCCCGAGGACGCGGGCGGCGTCGAGGGCGGCGGCCTTGCGCCCGTCGATGAGCAGGTTCTCGCTGTTCGTCCCGTGGGTCTTCGTCTCGATGGACTGGTTCGTGTAGGAGACGCCGGACCGGGCGCGCGAGGCGACGTAGGAGGCGACGAACTCCCTGGCTTCCTCAGCGCTGAGCGGAGTCCCGGAGACTTGGTGCAGTTCGACTTGGGGGACGGGGTTGTCCGTGGCCCGCAGGCTGGCGCGGTCGAGGCGGAGGGCGGCGCGGATGCGGTCACCGGAGGCGGTGAGCACGCCCTCGTGGAAGCCGTCGATACGGATCACCTGGTCTGGGGTGATGGGCTTGTCCCAGGCGGCGGTGAGGTCGCCGTTCTCGTCCACGGATGCGTGCCATTGGGGGACCCAGGCGAGGCGAGCGGGGCGTCCGTCGGCGGTGCGGTCGGTGATGAGGAGCCAGGCGACGCCGTACCAGATCAGGGCGTCTACGATCCACGTGAGGGTGAGGAAGCGTGGGCGCCCGGCCTCGGGCTGGCGGATGAGCTGGGGGGTTTCGGGCATGGGCGTGGGTCCGCGCATTGCGATGAGGGGGAGGCGCCCGACGGACGCGGCGATGAGGTTGCGGCCCCGGGCGAGGGCGGCGACGCTCATGGCCTCGCGGCGGGTGGGTGGGAGCTGGTCGGCGTCCAGGCCGAGCAGGTGCCCCCAGGTCGCGGTCTCCAGGGTCGAGCGGTCGGCCCACGGGGAAGAGAGCTGGGCGCGGCGGTTGATCCCCAGGAAGCGGAGGAGCGGATTAGCCATGCGTCGAGGCTGCGCCCGGCCTTCCATGTTCAACGACTCAGGCGGCGTGTCGCTTCGGCCAGCATCTTGCGGGCGCTGGCCTGCCTGGGGTGGCACGACGCCTCGTGCGAGGCCGCGATTCGTTGCGCTTGCAACGGTTTCAGGGCGAGGTCGCGCCACCCGCAGGTGCAGGTGACGACGACGCTCGACGCGGACCGGTCCAACTTGATCCTGTAGTGGCTCATGCGTTAACCGCCATGGGGGTGGGGGCTGTGGGGGCGTGGGTGTGGGCGTGGTAGGCGACCGTGGCGGCGACGACGGCGTGGATGGGGCCGGTGGATTCACGTCGGCTCCAGGCGTCGGCTTCGCCGAGGCGGCGCAGGGCCGCGCCCCCGAGGGCGCGCATGAAGTCGGGGTCGCCGTCGTGATCGACGGTGCGGCTGGTGATCGCGTCGATGAGGTCGCCGGTCGCGGTGGCGAAGTCCCTTGCTTTGAGTGTGTGGATCGCGTGGGCGGCGCTGGTCGAGGCGAGTAGGTCGGTGATGGAGCGGGTGGCGCCGCCGTCGTCGGCCCACACGTTCTGCACGCCGAGGCGGTCGGCGGCGTCGGTGATGGCGTCGATGACCCACGCGGCGCCGGGTTTGGCGAGGTAGGGGCGCAGGTGGACGCCCTGGTGGTCGGTCCAGGCGGCCCAGATCGCGGCGGCGGACCGGTCGGGGGCCACGTCGTAGGCGAGGGTCACGTCCCGCATGTCCTCGGGCGGCGCCTGGTCGCGGTTGATGGTCGCGGTGACGTGCTCGGGCGGGATGACGATCTCGCTGCGGGCCTCGATCCACCGGTTCCCGAACGCGCGTTCGTACTCGGCGAGGCTCATGGTCTCGCGGGCGGCGACCAGGGTCTCGGCGTCCTGCGTGTACCCCACGGCGGGGTGGAAGAGGGGGAACGATGCGGGGTCGGCGAGGTCGAGGCCGGGCTCGGCTGACCACTCGAAGTAGGCGACGGCGCTCAGGGGGTCGCCCACGGCTTCGCGGCCCCGGTCCACCCAGTCACGCAGCCACGTGCTCTCCGCTGTCCCTGCTGTCGAGACTATCCACAGCTGGCGCTCGCTCAGGGTCGATTGGGCGGGGATGATCGCGGCCATGAGGGAGTCCCCGAGCTCCTGCTCGAACGCGAACGCCTCGTCGAGCATGACCAGCTCGGGGGTGTAGCCGTGAAGGGCGGTGCGGGTGGGCGCGAAGGTGCGGACCTGGCCGCGCCCGTTGACCCACTCGACGCACTCGGCGCCCGCGCCGCGCTTGATCCTCACGAGGCTGGGGCATGTCTTGTCCACGGCGTCGGCGAGGTCCGTCCACCGCTCTTTGGCGTCCTTGCCGGACTGGGCGGTGTAGAACGCCTGGAAGCCCGGGTAGCGCAGCGTCCGTTGGGCCATGACGGCGCGCATGAGGACGGTCTTCCCCGACTGGCGGGGGACGGTGAGGACGACGGTGGGGTAGCGCCAGCCGTGGCCGTCGGCGCGGCGCTCGGTGGCGACGCGGGCGACCTGGGACTGCCACGGCATCAGTGGGGTGCCCAGGGTGCGGGCCATGGTCTCGACGGTGCGGGTCTCGTGCGCGGCGCCCGGGGTGGGGGCGGTGGCGTACCGGGCGGGCGCGGTCACTGGTCGGCCTCGCGCATTGCGGCAGTCAGGGGGTCGTCCGCCACGGTGGGGGGCAGGGCGGGGAGGGCCTGGAGGGTCGCCATGAGCTGTTGCGCGGCTTGGGGCACCGACGTTTTCGCGGTGGCGGCCCCGGCGGCTATCGAGCGCGCGAGCTCGCGGGCGAGCTGCACGAGGGCTGCGTGCTCGGGGCCCAGGAGCCCGTGCGCGCGCTTGTCCTCGATTGTGACTTCGAGGGCCTTCTCCAGGTCGGAGGGCTCCGGGGCTGGCCCGGCGAACAGGGCGGGGTTTGGCATGGTTTTCGGCTCAATTCCAACGTTTTTGTTCTGGGTTTGGGAGAAAAAGGAAACGGCGGCGCGGGATGTCCCGCGCCTCACGCGCCAAAAAAACGGCGTTCGTCACGCGGCGGTGTGACGTGAGACATTGGCGTCGCCCGTCGTGCGCTGTTGCAGCCCAGGTGCGCGGGCCTGAGGTTCGACAGGTCGTCGCTCCCGCCGCGCGAGCGGGGCACCACGTGATCGATCGACAGGCTGAGCGGGTCGGGCCCGCGGCGGGCAAGGTCGATGGCGTCGCCGCACAGGTGGCAGCGCGCGCCGTAGGTGGCGAGCACCAGGCGGCGCAGCGCCTGGGTGCGGCGCCCGCCCCATCGCCTACCCACCGGCCCTCACCTCGTCGATGGCCTGCCCGCACAGCTCGACGATGACCAGCGCGATGTTGTGGACGCGCATCTGGCTGCGGCTCATCGAGTAGCCGGAACCGTTGTCCGCGAGTTCGGCGAGGCGGCGCGCCTGGTCCCTGATGTCCTCGGCGGCGTCCATGATGCTGAGTCCGTTATCCACGATCCACCTCCCGCATCTCGGCGAGCTGGATCGCCTTCGCCTCGGGGTCGCTCAGGATCAGGCGCGCCCACGCGTGCGTGTTGGCATCGGGGTAGTTGGATTGCATGTAGGCGCGGATGCGAGGCGGCCAGGCGCCCGGGCCCTCCATCTTCTGCGCTTCCTGTTCTTCGTGGCGCCGCCGAGCGGCGGCGGCCTGGTTGGCCTCGTCGGCGCGTTGCTTGCGCATGATGGCCTCGTACCTGCATTGCGGGCACCGGTCCGGCGCGGGCTTGTCGTGGTGGCAGATGATGGGCAGGTAGCGCATGTAGTCGGGCCTGGGCATGGGGGGCTCCTCGATGGGGGTTTGGGGGTTCGGGGTCTCGGCTGGCCGGGCATCGGCCTGGGATGCTGCTGGGGGGGTGCTCACGCCCCCAGCCTCCTTAGAGAAGAGAAGGACGTTCGCCACTTCCGCATGGAGCTTCACCCTGGGATCGCGGCCCTTGCATTTTCGATACTTCACGGTCGCGAGGATGCGGGCCTTCACCGCCGCGACGCGGTTGTCGAGCACCTTCTCGTGCCACTTGCGCGCGGCCCACACGAACGCCGCGAGCTGCTTCTTGCAGACCCGCACTAGGCTAGGGCGGGGCGCGCCCTCGACGATGCCGCCCCGCCACCACTCGATCAGGCCGAGGTCTTCGAGCATGGTCAGGCCCTTGCGCACGGTCTTCTCGCAGTACCCGGTCAGGTCGGCGAGCTGGGGGCCCGTGATGTCAATCGTGCCCCGCAAACCGCGCTTCCTCGTGTGCATGACCGTGGAGAGCTCACGCAGGACCATACGCGCGGCCCGGAAGTACGGGACGGCGAAGTCGTCGCCCCACCCGGCAACGGCGAGGCGGTTCACCAGCTCCCACACGTCCCACTTCGCCGACGGATACGGCGTCCGCTTCCGCTGCGCGGTCATTTCCCGACCCACTTCAAAAGGCGGTCCGCAACGGTCCGCAGCCGCTCGGCTTCGGTCACGTACCCCAGGGCCTCGCACTCGGCGGCGATGTCCTGCAAACGGTCGAACATCGCGATCACCTGGAACGCCCGCTGGTATGACGCGATAGCCGCCTCCACCGCGGCGCGGGCGGCTTCACGATGACGCTGGGCACTGGCAGTCATTCCGCACCCCCGGGATGGCGGTCCATTTCGTCGAGCTGGTCGGCAACCTGGCGGAGGACACCGGCGAGCTGGGCGCGGGAGATGCGAAGCCCCTTGATATCGACCTCAGAGCCCGTGGAAACGCGGATGATCGCCGCCGTATCCGCCGACAGCTGGTCCACAAGTGCGAGTTGAGCGGGCGTGAACGGGAACGGGAACATATCGGGAACCCTGGTCACAGGTCCTCACCCCCCCTGGCGGCGGCGTGAATCGACGCGCGCCAAGACCACACGGCCCACGCCCAGAAATGCACGCCGAACGCGGGCACGGTGACCGGCCACGCGATCCGCAACGAGAACACCGCCCACAACACAGTGACGGCGCTAACAACAATGGTCAGGGCTGCTGCAAGCTGCACCCGATCCACCCGATACGTCGACGAAGACGAAGACCTCACGCCCCGGCCCCCTCGTCCTTGGCGATGAGTTGATCGAGCGCGGCGCGAGCCTCCCACAGATGCGATTCCGCCGCCAAGACCGCGCCCGCCACCACACGCTCCAGCTCCGGGTCCTCCCACGAGCCGGGGCGGGCGACCTTCCACGCCCGGCCAAGCGCGGCAAGCGCTTCGCCGACCGCCGTCGCGACCTCCGTCCGGGCTTCGGCGCTCATTCGTCCACCTCCTCGCCGTCGCCGACGTCGAAGCGGAGGCTTTCGGCGTCGAGGATGAGATCTTGCAGGGGCCAGCTGTAGCAGCCGAGCGCGTCGGCCTGGGAGGTGAGGGCGCGGGCCTTCTCCAGTGCCTCGATGGCCTCGGACAGCAAATCCGCGATGTCCTCGCGCAGCGAATCGGTCATGACCACGCCTCCTGACCCGACGCGATGCGAACCGGGACGCCGAGGTCGCAGAGTCGATCCAGGTCGTCGAGGGTCCAGCGCACCGTGCCGCGCAGCCGTGCGGACACCTGAGACTGGGTGATCTTCAAATACTGGCCAAGGTCGGCTTGTGTGATGTGGTGCGCACGCATGAAGCGCTTGGTTTCGCGCGAGATTATGCTCTGACTGAATGACATGCCCACAAATCTAATGCAAAATCCATTAACTCACAATCGGCTGACGGCGTGTCGCCAATGGTGAGACTAGGAAATCTAGTGGATTTTCCGCTAAACTGCGGGCATGAGCACAACAAAGGTGATTGAAGTTGAACGGTCCACGGGCGACATTGTTGCGGGCAACATCCGTGCCGAGGCGGCGCGGATGGGGTTCTCACAGTCTGCGTTAGGGCGGGCTCTAGGCATGTCGCAGAACCAGATCACGACGCGCTGGCGCGGCGTCGCAAGATGGCAACTTGATGAGCTCGACGCGGTGGCCGCGATCCTGGGGATCACGGTCGCCGACCTGGTGACCGAGCCGGATAGTAGGCCCAGGGGGACTCGAACCCCCAACCTACGGATTAAAAGTCCGCTGCTCTACCATTGAGCTATAGGCCCGTCGCACACCATTGTAAGAGGATGATGCCAAAATGGCCGAACCGACCAGACCGAGGCGTCCCGCGATGCTCTCCGCCTCCCGAGCCGAGGCGATCATCGGGGACCAGGACCCCGCCGAGTCCGCCGCCGTCGCGCACACCGCGGCGTGGGCGCTCATGGGCGTGGGCGATGACGAGTTCGACGACGAGGCGGTGGCCCGCCTGCGCGCCCATGTGCGCGAGCACGGGGCCGACGCCATTGCGCACGTGTGGGCGCGCAGCCCCGCGTTCACGCTTCCGGGCGCGCTGTGGCGCACCTACCTGTTGAGTGAGTGGTACCACCGGGACCCGGGAGCGGTCGCGCGGCGTTACGAGGCGGGGGCCGCTTCGCCCCGTATCGACGGCCTCGAGGCCCCCGTGGATGTGAGACCCCTCCCATTCGTGATCGGGGAAGTCGATTCCCTGCTGCGCGGGGACCTCACCGACGACGACCTCGACTTCGTCTTCGCCCAGGCCGCCCGGGCCTGCCGCGTCCTGGCGGCCGCCGACGCCACGTGGATCGACGACCCCGACGACCCGTTGGCCCACGCCGTCACGACGCGGAGCCGAGCACTGGTCCGCACCGCCGACGAGCTCGACGCTGCGGCCCGCGAGGCCGCTTCCGGCGCGCTCGACTAG